GTAGACTTGCAGACAGAGATGGCAGACTACAAAGGCATGATTGAGCGTCTACCTTGTACGCCCAGAGAGTACGCTAGGTGGGAGAGGCTGCTTAACCAGAGCGCCATGCAGGCCATGCTAGATGATGCGAAGGCAGAAAGAGTAGCTTATGCCAACACCAAAGCACAATATGAACTTAAGAACGAGATCTACGGATTTTGGGACAGAGCTTTTTCGGAGAAAGGCTTAGTTAGGTTTGTGGTTAGAACCGTTAGGGAATACCTTAACACTCAATGTAATTATTATCTGAGTTATTTAACAAACGGTCGTATCACTGTAGAATTTAATGATGAATTGAATGAAAAAATTGAAGTCCTTGGTCAGGATCGCCACTATATATCTCTATCCGGTGGAGAAAGGCGCAAGGTAAACTTGGCAGTCATGCTTGGTCTGCAAAGTCTTCTTGCAAAGTCTAACTCCTCCAAAGCTAACTTACTGTTCTTTGATGAGGTTGCTGAAAATCTGGATGAGGATGGAATAATGGGGCTCCACGCTCTATTATCAGATCTAAAGAAGGATAAGACCATCTTCGTTATTACGCACAACCCAATACTCAAGGGTCTACTAGACTCTAACAAACTAATTAATGTAGTAAAATATAAAGGAGAATCCAAAATCCAATGACTATCGCCAAGCTAAATGATCTAGGTCAAGAAATCTTCATGTCCCGTTACGCCTACCCCGGCGAAACCAAGTGGTCCGAGAGGGCTAAAGCAGTTGCTCGCACTGTCGCCGCAGCCGAAAAGGATGATGATAAAGTAAATGTAGAGCGTGCTTTCTATGAAGCTATTTCTTCTGGTGATTTTGTTCCCGGTGGTAGAATCATTTATGGATCTGGTCGTAGTGGAGGCAAGCACAACCTCCTGAACTGCTATGTTATCATCCCAGAGGATAGCGTAGATAGTATCGGTAAGACTATTCAGGATATGTACAAGATCTCCTGTGCTGGTGGTGGTATCGGATTCAATGTGTCTAAGATTCGCCCAAAGGGAGACAACATTGGTAATGTTGCCAACTCTGCTCCCGGTAGCGTGTCTGTGCTTAAGATGATCAACGAGGTAGGTGAGCATGTTAAGTCTGGCAAGAACCGTAGAACTGCTCTCATGGGTATCCTCAATGTTACTCACCCTGATCTCCTTGAGTTCCTTACTGTAAAGCTAGACCAAGGCCAACTTAATAACTTCAATATCTCTGTTGCTATTACTAACAGATTCATTGAAGCTGTCCAGCTTGACGAACCTTGGTACTTCTCTTACAACAACAAGCAGTATCATAACTACCACCTTATTGCTACTAACAGCAAAGGCGAGAAGCGTGATCTAGAAGTTATCGCCCTTGATGGTGAGGATGCTATCGGTCGTGCCGAGAACTTCCATCGTGCTGACTGGACTGAAACCTTTGAAATGGTTGGGCAGGCAGACATTTCTGCTCGCAAACTCTGGGAAAGAATCTGGACCAACGCTGTAGAGTCTGGCGATCCCGGTATATATAATATTGATCTAGCAAACTCTTTCACCAATGTATCATACTTCGAGGAACTCCCATCCACTAATCCCTGTGGTGAGATTAGTCTCCCTTCTTATGGCAACTGTTGCCTTGGCAATATTAATCTTGCTAACATGTGCTTGGACGATGGGTCCGATGTAGATTGGAAGCGTCTAGCTAAAACTGTTCGCACAGGGATTAGGTTCCTAGATAATGTACTAACAGTAAATTACTTCCCCACTCCTGAGTGTAAGGAGGTAGGCCAACGCTCTCGTCGTATCGGTCTGGGCGTGATGGGCCTTCACCACATGCTCATCCAGCTAAACATTAGGTACGGTAGTGAGAAGTGCCTAGAGTTCCTAGAGAGACTGTTCACAACTATTAGAGATGAATCTTACAAGGCAAGCATTTACCTCGCACGCGATAAAGCTCCTTTCCCAGCTTTTGATCGTGACAAGTACCTCTCTGAGGATTTTGCTAAAACACTTCCTATTCGGATTCGTCATTACATTAGAAAGTATGGTATTAGGAATGCTGTTATGCTTACTATTCCCCCAACTGGGACCATCTCTATGCTTATGGGTGTTAGTTCCGGTATCGAGCCTATCTTTTCTGCTATGTATAATCGCCGCTGGCGTCAGGGGAATGTCTGGAAACAACAATTCGTAGCTGACCCCCTGTTCCAGAAGTATTTCGACGAGGGCAAGCCTCTAGGAGCTTTCGTAGGTGCCTACGACATCACCCCAGAGGAGCATATGGCTGTACAGGCTACGATCCAACGCTTCATCGACTCCTGCATCAGCAAGACTATTAACCTTCCTGAGTCCTTCGATCCGACGACTATGATAGATCAGGCACTAGATTTTGCCCCCTACATGAAAGGGCTAACTATCTATAGAGCAGGGTCTAAAGGTAACGAGCCCCTACAAGCTATACCACTAACAGAAGAAAATGTCAGACAATACATGGGACAACAAGAAGTGGCCGTTGGAGTCGCAGACGGAGCCGCCTGCACCCTCGGAGGAGACGGAGAGTGCGGCTGAGTTTGAGCAGCTACCAGATATAGACGACCCATACTGGGAGGATTGATGAAGATACTTTTTATTTCTAATTTTCTGGAACCCGATTACTTGAATGATTGTTTTTACAATGGACTAGCAACCCTTCAAAAGAAGTTTCCATCAGAATACGAAGTAACTCTATCAAACCTCCCAGAATATATGCTAGACTCTTACCCTAAGACAGAAAGCTTGTACGGAAGAGGTTTCTCTCTTTACGGTTATATGGACCATCATCCAAAAGTTTCTGGTAATTGTTTTGGGGAGTTAGTTAGTAAACAATTTGATGTTGTAGTTTATGGAAGCATTAGGCGAGATCAGCGATGGTTGCAACAGACTCTTAGTATTTATGATAAGGATTCTATAATTTGTCTTGATGGAGAAGACCACCCATTTGTTGATGATTTTCTAGCCAAAAAAACTCGTTACTATAAGAGAGAGATTCTTGATGATAGGACTGATGTGCTTCCTATAAGTTTCGCCATACCAAAAGAGAAAATCTTTACATCAAGAATAGATAAGAGCGAATTGTTTGCTCACACTACTCATGAAGGTGGACCAGAGAAGTATACCTACAACAACGAGTATGATTACTATGTCTCTTATGCACAGTCCTATTATGGAACAACATCTAGAAAGGGCGGTTGGGATTGCTTGCGTCACTACGAGATTTTAGCATCTTATTGTTTGCCTCACTTTGTTGATATTACTGCATGTCCTTCTAATGTGTTGACAACATTACCAAAAAAGCTTTTACTTCAAGTGAACGAATATGCTGACAAACAACAGCTTCACCCCAACTATGATGAGCTTCTAGAAGAAGCACACCAATTTACTTTGGATAGATTAACTACGGAAGCATTAGTAACAAAGGTATTAGGATAATGGCGATTTACGATTTTATATGTCATGATTGTGAGGTAATCTTTAGTAAAGAGTACCCCATGTCTAAGGCACCATCTAAAGGTAAGTGCCCTAGCTGCAATAAACTTCGTGAACGCCATTGGTCCGATGTTCCTGTGCATTTTAACGGTGGAGGTTATTACTCTACTCGTAATGGCAAGGCAGGACACTCTGACGAAGTAAACAAAGAGCTACAAGAATCTACTAAGCGTCGTATGAAGACGGGCTGGCAGCATTATGCTAAGTATACCCCATCACAAGGGTACTTAGATTCTGTAGGAGCAAGAAAGCTCACTGCAAGAGAAGTACAAAAAGGCATAGAAGGCACTAGACAAATCAGCAAGCAGTTCTATGATAAGGCAAAGATCGACCCATCGAAGATCAACAAGCCTCAGTAACTATGTACGAATTCAGTGAAAACATTCAGAGAGGTATTTTGTACCTCCTAAAAAACGACAAAGACTTCTTCGTTCAGATTGCCACGCTGGTCAAGCCTGAATACTTTGAGTTTCCTGTTCATGAGAAGATCTACAAGATCGTCAACGAGCACTACGAGAAGTACCAGAAGCTTCCTAGCGACGAGATGATCATAGAACATGCCAAGGGTAAGAAGGGTGAGCGCGAAGCTCTTTCTGATTACGAGGATGAGATTCACTTCATCAACAACCTTGATGCGTCTGCACTGGATAACTCCGACTACTTCCTTGATCTGGTAGAAACCTTCGCTCGCCGTGAGGCTATGAAGAATGCGATCAAGGAGTCCATCGGTCTGATCAAGGAGGACCGCATGGATGAGACTGAGCAGCTTATTCGTAACGCTCTCATGATCTCCCGTGCTGTCGATGTTGGTCAGAAATACTTTGACGATCTCGGTGAGCGGTGGGAGCGCATGTTCAACCAAGAGAAGAAGGAGAAGTATCGCACTGTTCTACCCAGCCTAGACAAGTCTCTTGAGGGAGGTCTTGGTGCCAAGGAGCTTGCGATGGTGGTTGCTCCTCCCGGTGTAGGCAAGTCTTTGTGGCTGGTAAACCAGAGCGTGCGTAGCATGATCGACGGTAAGAAGGTTCTTTACATCTCTCTTGAGATGAGTGAGGACAAGATTGCCCAGCGTTTCGACTCGGTTATGTCTATGGTGTCTCAACGCCAGATTAAGGACCCCTCCTCTCAGCTTAAGATCAAGGAGCGCCTTAAGATGTTCCAAGATAACTTCCCCGGAAGCAGGCTGATCATCAAGGAGTTCCCTACTGGCACTGCTACGGTCAACACTCTGCGCTCTCTGCTGGTACAGCTTCGCAACTACGAGGACTTCACTCCTGATGTAATCTTCATTGATTACCTTGAGCTTCTTCGTCCTGTGCGTGAGAACCAGCATGAGTATCAGGCCCAGCAGAGGATCGCTGAGGAGCTTCGCGGGCTCGCTATGGAAACCAACCTGCTCATCTGGACTGCTACCCAGACTAACCGCCTAGGACGCGCTGTGAGGGTCATTACAGACGCAGAGCTAGGGGACTCGTATGGCAAGATCCGCACCTGTGATTTCGCACTATCGCTTAACCAGACAGACGAGGAGTTCGAGGAGGGCCTGATGCGTGCATATGTAATCAAGTCCCGTAACGGTCGCCCACGATTCATCGTCCCTATGAAAATTGACTACGGCACCTTAAGAATGGAAGAGACTGAGGCTTTCGAGACTGAGGATGCCGACCTATAATACTGTATGCCTACCAAATCCTTTAAGCAGAAAGTATTAGAGCTTGAGTCGATGGAGATCGGCTGGGGCTCGTTTACACTTAAGTTCAAGCGCGACATCTCCAACTCAGGAGACAAGTGCATGGGACTTACAGATTTTGATAAAATGGAGATTCTTATAGATGATACATCGTCAGAACAGGTTCAGCGACTCACGCTCATACACGAAATCTGGCATGTTATCTTTTCTACAATGGGTGTCCGTGCTGATGATGAAGACAATCAGGTCGATCTAAAAATAACTAACGAATTTATTGTCGAATCTGCGACCCGTGGTCTATTATTATTCAAGACACTAAACCCTGAACTGTGGGACCTACTGTATGAACAAGAGTGACATTCTAATCGAGGTTCTGGAAGACCTCACTTGGGCTATCTACCCTGAGCTTGTGGATAGGCTGATGAAGTTTGATCGTAGCACGATTGACACCGAGATCGAGCGCCAAGCATCTATCTACTCCTATTACTACGGGCTGATGTGTGTGGCGAAGCGCAAGGTGGACGAGTACGACCAAGATGCAACCCGCGCCGCCGCGAACGCACGCCGAGACGCTAAGTTTTCTACAAAGTCTAAACTTACTGCAAAAGACCTAGATGATGTAGCCTTTGCGGACCCTATATATGAAAAAGCACTTGAGAATCTGAGAGACTATCGTGAGAAGTACGGGATGCTCAAGGGTATCGTCTCCTCGCTGGAGCAGAAAAAGGATATGCTGATTCAGTTGTCAGCTAATGCAAGAGCAGAGACGAATCTCTACAGAAAGTGATTGACAAACCAACACTAACCACCTATAATACTAACCAACAACAGGAGAACTACAATGGGAATTGACCTAGACGAACTACGCAAAAAGTACCTTGAAAGCAGCAACACTGACGAGAATGGAGACTTCCTCTCCAAGTTCCTTAACATTCAGGAGGGCACTAACCTAGTGCGTATCCTTCCTGATAAGGAGGAGCGTCCGTTCTATGCGGAAACTAAGATCCACCGTGTACCCAACGGTGAGAATGGCGTGAAGAACTATCACTGCCGTAAAGTTCACGGAGAGAAGTGCCCCCTCTGTGATGCATACTATGGCCTCTGGGACATGGTAAACAAGGGCAATCTCTCCCCCGATGCCAAGAAGAAGGCAGAGGCTCTAGCCCGCCAGATCAAGCCCCGCGACCGCTTCTATATGAATGTCGTAGACCGCGAGTCTGGTGATGTTAAGATCCTCTCCATCGGCATCATCCTTTTCAAGAAGATCGTGTCCATGATGGTGGATCCCGACTACGGCGATATCACCGATCTCAAGACTGGTCACGACTTCAAGATCGTGAAGGAGATGGATGGTCAGTGGCCCAAGTACGATCAGTCCGCTGCTCGTCCTAAGTCCACCGAAGCAGGTAGCGGCTCTGAGGTCGCCTCTTGGATGGAGAGCCTCCACGACATTCACGCGCTCGTCAAGCTCGAAGAGTTTGATGATGTAAAGGCGGCTGCTGAGGAACTTCTACCCAGCACCACTACTGAGTCATCTCTACGCCAACCCAAATCTCAAGATGTAGACGATGATGATTATCTTGCAAAGATGAGGCTTGATTCATGAACCGACTGATTATTGCACTACTTGTTATTGTTCCTCTTAGCTTCCTTGGCTCTTGTGCCATGCTAGAGGAGTTCCTAGGCGAAGGTACTGTGTTTACCACCGCTGACCAACTACAGGAAGGCCAACAGGGTGCCGTGATTCCGTGGGACCAACTTCCCGACGAGATCAAGGCTAAGATCCCAGAAGGCACCACCGTAGTCATGGCTGATAAGGAGCAACTTAAGACTGATGCTGCTTACATCCCTGCTACTCCCGGTGCTGAGGATGTTGGCGCTATCATTGACGCTGGCTTTGGTATCGCAAGCACCTTCCTTCCCGGTCTTGCTGCGTGGGAGGGTATTGTAACTCTCTTCTCTCAGCGTAAGCGTAAGCACTATGTCAAAGCTGTCAAGGCTCTTGTGCCTCACAAAGGCGATGCCACTGTTGATGTCGCTGGCACAGTAAAGGCCATTGGCTCCGCTCTTGGAATGTCTCACTCTTCTGACGCATCCAAGGCTGCTGCTGACGATGAGTACGAGTATGAGTACGAAGATGTAGTTGAAGAAACTGTCTGACAACGACAACTAGGCAACTATAATATGGGGAGCAGGATAATACCTGCTCCCCTTTTTTCATGGATAAACTAAAGATACTAGCCGCACCAGCAAACGAGGGTGGATGCGCTTACTACAGAGTGATAGGGCCAGCCAAGAAGCTCCAAGAGCTTTATGGCGACAAGGTAGAGATACGATTCAACCTAAACCCTCTAGGCATTGTTGAGTCTGGAGAGAAAGCAGGACAGTGGCAAGAGGATTGGGACTTCGAGGACCTTAAGTGGTGCGATATAGTATGGACCAATAACATCTCCAACTTCGGAGGACCTTATACTCTCAGACTTATAGGTAAGGCGAAGGAGTTCGGTAAGTTTGTTCATTACGACACCGACGATCTTTTAACTGACCTCTATCCTACACACCACCTATATGATGTGTATAAGGATAAAGGTCTTACGGAAATTACTCAAGCATGTTATGCTAACGCTGACCTTACAACTGTGACTCAAAGAAAGTTCGCAGAAAGGATCAAGCATATGTGTGGAGGAGTTCTGGCAGTAGTTAAGAATGCGATTGATTACCAGCTACCCTGCTGGAACGCCCCTAAAGCTCCTGTAGCACCCTTCCTTCGCGTAGGCTGGGCAGGGGGCATCCACCACCGCCCTGATGTTAGGCGCATAGCAGGCGTCCCCGGATTCGTCAATCAGCGTGTGGGCGCTCGTAAGGTCCACTGGGGCTTCTACGGAGCACCACCGCCACCAAAGGAAGGAGAACAGGAGGGCTGGCAGCATAAGGTCTGGCATGAGTATAGAAATGTTCTTACAGCAGGTATGAGAGATCGTAACTGGAACATTTATACAGCGTTCGCACCAGACAATTATGGTGGCATCTTCGCACAGATGGATCTAGCGATAGCTCCTCTAGAGATGAACAACTTTAACGATTCAAAGTCTGACATCAAGGTAGCAGAGTGTGGGCGATACAAAGTTCCTCTTGTGGCTGCTGATGTTGGGTGCTATGATGAAACAATCGAGAATGGTAAGACTGGTTATCTAATCCCACACGATGCTCCTCGAAGTGAGTGGACTAAGATTCTATCTAAGCTAGTAAACAACCCAAAGCATGTGCGTGAGATGGGAGAGAACCTTCACGCAGTTACAGAGGAGTATTTTGATCTAAACAAGATAGGGCATCTTAGATTAGACCTGTATCAACAGGCAATAGGGTTCGCAGCAGCTAAACGCAAAGATGATCTAAAGATAAATAAGGAGTGGGAACCATGATTACCGAAGATATAAAATTCTCATTCATTGTTCCACACTATGATGGCGTGATTACGGATGAGCAGATCACAGAAGGGTTAGCAAGTGTAGCTCAATCAACCTATAAGAACTATGAAGTTCTAGTCTACCATGATGGACCATCTTCAAGAAAACCAATTGATTTTGAGCAGTTTGGTTTCAAAGAGTTTAAGTACAAGGAGACTAAGAAGCGTTACAATGATTGGGGCCACAGTCTTCGTGATTTAGGTATACGAGAAGCTTCCGGTGATTATATAGTTCATTTTAATCCTGATAATATATTACATCCTGATGGGTTAACAGGCATAGTTTACGCTATACAAATGGATGAAGAAATTGGTTTGGGACAGAAGGTGCGTGATAGTGGTGATTGGTCGGTTAGCGATTTTCAAAGATATAGGGAGATGGTAATCTGTCCGATTGTTTTGGAAGGAGTGCTGAGGGCACCGTCTGGATCATTGTGGAGGACAAGGAATAAGTATCAACGAACATTATTAGATGGGTTTCCCGTAATGCAATACAATATTGATTGTATGCAGGCTGTTATTAGTAAAAAACTTTGGCTAAGTATAGGAGGCTGGTACGATAAATCAGAGGAATCGGATGGAGTGATTTATCAAAAATTATGGCACGAAAATAGAAGCTTATTTTCTATGACCCCTATTGGAGTTCACAGATAAAATGACAAAATACTCAATCGTAATTCCTACAATGTGGAAACCGGACAACTTCAAGTTAAATTTACAAAAATTGTATAACCTTGATTTTGTAGATGAGATTCTCATAATATCAAATGATGCACCCGCATTCACTGAATTTGGTAGCAAGGTTCGTGTGCTTCAACAAGAGAGCAACATAGGAGTGAACCCTGCGTGGAATTTAGGATTGAGCGAATCCAGAAACGAAGATGTCGTTTTACTAAATGATGATTTTGATTTTGACAGGCAAAAGTTCTTTAAAGGTGTCGAAAAATATAAGGACGATTATGCAATCATAGGAATATTTCATCATAAGGAGCTTATACAGGAAGAGATACTCAGCCTAGCTGGACGAACTCACGCTTATGGTTGTTGTATGTACATCAATAAGGCGAACTATATTAGCATCCCGGAACAATTAAAAGTTTACTTTGGTGATGATTGGTTGGTTACTGTAAATATGTTGAGAGGTAAAAAAATTGGAGGGCTGACCAACATCCTTACAAATGATATCCAATCTATAACCTCTAGGAATTTTTATTCCCACATCATGTATGAGTTTCATGATTATATGAAACTAATTAATGAGCATTATAATCACAACTATAGGTACTCAATCGTTGTACCATTTCACCATACATCATCAGACATAAAAACAGTAAACAGTTTATTAGATTCTTTCGAGCAGCAAACCTTTAAAGATTTTGAAATAATATTGATTCATGATGGCCCTAATCCTTTTAGTAAAGCGTTGAACCTGAATAGACCTTATGATATTAAATACATAGAAACAGAAAAGAGGTATAATGATTGGGGTCATAGCTTAAGACAGGTAGGAATTTCAAAAATAGCTACTGGGGAATATGTCTTTACTATCAACTGCGGTAATATTTTATATGCTAATGCTTTGGAGCATATAGAGAAATTCGCAAAAGAAGGTGCCTCCATCAAACGAGTTTTACAACACCCTGAAAATCGGACATTTTTATGGGACAGCAGAGATATTATTATCTTTCCGATATGGTTGATAGGGCAAATACCCTCTGGAGTTTATGATCAGCATAATAATATCCAACTATTACGGGAGCGTAATAATACCTCTGCAAAAACAATTATAACAGGCAACCCTTGTGTTCCTAATAACATTGATTGTATGCAGTTTGTTATGAAGAGGTGTAGATGGGTTCAATATGGAGGCTGGTACAGCAAGAATCGTAATGCTGACGCAGAGATGTTTCCAAGGTTTGTTTCAGAAAACATGGGAGCAATCTATGTTGATGAGATCTTAGGAGAGCACCTATAATAACTCTATGAAAACACCATTAGAACAAGTAACAGAATTTCATACAGCCTATGGTCTACCTGTAGGGACAGTTAACATTCACAATGATTTTGATAAGATCACAAAGGAAGACGCAGAAAGGATAGCACTAAGATCTAATCTAGTCGCAGAGGAGTTTAAGGAGCTAATTAATGCTGAGTCCTGCGAAGAGATTATGAAGGAAGCTTGTGACCTAGTTTATGTTGTATTAGGCACATTCGTTGAATTTGGTTGGGACTTTGATGAAGCCTTCCGTAGAGTCCACGAAAGCAACATGAGTAAGCTTGGTGAAGATGGGAAGCCTATGTATCGAGAAGATGGGAAGGTGTTAAAAGGTCCAAACTACAAGAAGCCAGATTTATCTGATTTAGTCTAGTGCAAAAAAGTCAAACCTTCTATAATAAGCTATGCTAGAAGATGTGCTTAAAAAGCTACAGACTGTAGGTATGTTGTCGGATCATGAAACCGACTTGGGCTATGTACCTACTGGATCCTACGCCCTCAATCGCGTGTGCAGCGGAGACTTTAACAAAGGTGTGCCTGTCGGTACGATGATCCAGTTCTTTGGTGAATCATCCACAGGCAAGACTGTGTTCTTGTCTACCACGCTCGCACAGGCTCAGAAGCTTGGTTACTATACCATCTTCATTGACTCAGAAGGCACCTACGATAAGAAGTTCGCAAGGCTTCTTGGCGTAGATGATACCAAGCTGATGTATCAACAAACCTTTACAGTTGAGGATACCTTCAAACTTATGGAGGATGCTGTAAAAGAGATTCGCTCACTAGATAAGGACACGCCGATCATCATAGCTTATGATTCAATCGCTGCCTCACCTTGCAAAGCTGAGTTGGATTCAGAAGATTACAACCAGCACAACATGATTGGTGGTATTCGCGCAAAAGCTACTGGTGGTGCGCTGCGTAGGTTTAACACGCTGCTGCGACCTCAGAAGGTTACGCTCCTAGTTGTGAACCAGCTTCGTAGCAAGGTAGGCGTAGTCTACGGCAACCCAGACACTAAAGCTGCTGGTGGTCGTTCTCTGCAATACTACCTCGGTATCGAGCTACAGAGCCTTGCAGCGAACTCTGAGCGTATTAAAGGCGACAAGGGCGAGGTTGTAGGAATTCGTGGAAGGATCAAGAACACGAAGAATAAGACAGGTTTGCCTTTCAGAGAGGCAGGCTTCGAGCTATTATACGACAAGGGCCTGACGCCCCACTACGGGCTCCTAGAGCTTATGGTGGACGATGGTATGGTCACTCAGTCTGGAGCGTGGTACACCTTTGGTGATCTCAAGTTCCAGAAGAAGGACTTCCTAGAAAACTTTAGTACAGATAAGTTCAAGATTGTAAGAGACACGCTAGGTATCATAGATGAACAGAAAGCCGATTGACCAGCAGCTTTACGAGATGATCTCAGCTATCGTTGACAACAGCTTCGAGAGCCACTACAATAGGGTAGACGAGAAGCCTGTGGAGTCCTACGAGGACATCGAGGACTACACTCGCAAGACAGGTAAACGCTTCCGTATGCTCAAGGAGCACAAAGAGCGTGGTCTGTCCCGCGAAGAGGCTTTTCGTGAGATGTTTCCTAAACCTGAGTGACTATATACTTTAGAGGCTGCCATGACGATGCAGAATTTTGATTATCGGGAACCCCTGATGTACGAGCAAGACGGGACCTATGTAACTGTAGGCCAGACCCAGTTCTTCATCAATCAGGTCCCCGAACTCAGCTTTGCTGAAAGGTTTGACGATTGGGTCAAATACTACAACATGTGCAGAATGTATAACGCTGTCTTTGACGCAGTAGATGAGGATCCCGATTGTGGATATCTCTACTGGGATGAGAAAACCGAGACTGTTTCCGCCAGTTACCCCAAAAGCGGATCTTTGCAACAGATCATCGAAAGCGTAACTCCGCTGGAATTTAATGACCAGTATAAAGAAGATATGGAGAATATCTTCGATGCGAGTATGTCTTGGGATGAGGATGAAGACGAGGACGAAGAAGATTATTGGAACTAAAATGGGTAAGACCAGACGATACAACCCAGACGAAGCTTGGGGCAGACGCCCTAAAAAGAAATCACAAAAGAAAGTAACTAAGCCATCTTACGGCTATCATAGGACAGAATACGACGAAGAATATTCATATGGACAAGATCAATTTCAGCGATTTGATGGAAAGCGTAGGAAACGGTGACTACTATGAGGTAGACACGGAGATCACTCTGCCGGGATATCCAGAGCCGATCCTCCTCAGTGACTA